TCAGATAAAACATCTGGGTGTTTGAGAAGTCCGCCAAGAACGTACTTCTCAATTTGAATAGAATATAAAGACATTTACTATCTATAGAATCTGTCTACTTCGAAAAAGTAGTCGAATAGATTGGAGGGGGCTTTTAGCCCTCCTATTGCGGTGTAAACCGCCAAGCCTTCTTTTGCTCCTGCGTAAATACCACGATGAACCATAGAATCAGAACCCATTATCCGGCTAAGTTGCTCAAATCCGTGTTCTAGGTTTGCCTGAGGTATATTGTCGAGGGAATTTTTATCCCCTATAATAACACAAGCCGCAATATTACCTGTTGAAGCGTCTATTCCGGCGAGAATATTTTTTCTTAAGTTATCTCTAATAGCGTGAGAAATCCCAGTATCAGAAAAGTCTTTAATTGGGGTTGCGCCAAACATTATTATCCCAGAAGAAAAGATCGTGTCCAAATCAGCCTTATCAAAAGTTGTATAGGCAGATTCTTTAGCTGAGATTTTATTAAACAGGTGAAAAATCGAACAGATACTGTTGTTTGCGGTGGCCCAGAACTGATTGACCGAGAGCCTTGGGTAAAGCTGCTTGATTTTTTCGTTATCTAAAATAACCAAAGGAGACACGACTCCTGCTTTCTGAAGGTCTACTACTTTACTGACAGTTTTCTTGGAGTTGTCTTGGACTTTGATCCCTTCTGCTCTTGTCGGAAGAGCTAGTACACATCCAACTTTGGCGTCTGTATCTTTTGTCTCTTTGCCAAGAGACTGGTTGAGGTCGTGGCAAATCTCTATGACTTTCGCTACTCCTCCTGCTCCGGTTCCTCCGCCAGCCCCCGCGCAAACCAATACTCTTTCAAATCCGGATCCAAAAGTCTTTTTGAGGAAATCAAGAATATCCTCGTACTTCGTGCGGAATACTTCATCTGCCACTTCAGGGTTTTTGCCCGCTCCTCCTTCTCCTATTAAAAGTTTGTTTTCTTCGGGTACTTTAATAAGGGATAAATCTTGCTGGGCGGTGTTTATAACGCCGACCCTTCTGTACCCTAGGTTCCAAAATGACTCTGCTAGTCGCGAGCCTCCTTGTCCAACTCCAACAATAGCGAAATTGAAAGCGGCATCTTCAAAAACATCCTTGACTCCTTCTTCAAGAGGTTCGTCGTCGGGAAGTGGAATGTCTGGAAGATCTATTCCCAAATCAGTTACTTCGGTTGGCTCTATGCCGAGAGACTCTTTTCTTTCCTCGGGAGCTGCATCGCTTACGGGAACTGGGGCTTCTGCCGCTGGTTCCGGAGCTTCTCCTGCGGTTAGCGATGGGGGCGCGTTAAAGCCCGGAAGCTCTGTGCTCTTTTTTTCGTTTGGATAATAATCCGATATATTTGTGTCACTCATCTTCGTAATCTTCCTCGTCGTTTCCTTCTATTCTACTTGCAATGTTTTTTAAAAAACTTTCTCTTGAGATTTCCTCCATTGCCTCTGACCAGTTTTTGATAAAATACTGTAAAGACATTGCATTTAAATCGTCATCTATTTGAGAGTGAACCTGCGGTTTAGCTGATCCGTCGAAGCTAAACAGCACGTAGCCACCGTACGACATCTCGCTGAGGTTGTCGAGTAGGTTCTGAGGCATTGTACCGTACTGTATTTTGTTGCTCATTGCGATATATTACACTTATATTTAAATTTCTATTCCGAATCCTTCTAGAATATAGGATTTTGTAAGATTTGGGATGTCGTCCTTATCTATTTCTAGAACCTTGAATTCGTTTAATTCTAACCAGCTTATTTTCTTCATATCTCTTTTTATTGAGTCTAGGTATTTTTGTCTTGAGTTGCCGTGAAAAAACTTATTAAATTGGTTATGCTGTTCTCCTTGAACTTCTACCGCTATTTTACGGGTAAAATTAATTAAGTCCACTTTTAGTCTTGTCCCGAAAACAGGAAATTCTTCGTAGCAAATATGATTCTCCCAGTAGTCTCTGAAAAAGCTTTTTGCTGTGAACTGTATTTTTGATCTGCATTTTTTGTCCCAGTCTACTTTGTATTTGGTTACGTTTTTGCTTACTAGTCTTCCGTTAATATTAAAGAGCCTCATACCGCCAAAGTCAACGCGCTTTTAAGTTTTTGAAACAAAAATTCGCACAACTTTGGGTTTTCTTCGAGATAAGCTGTAAAAGCGTCTTCTCCTTGGATTTTTTCTGGTATCTCTAAGTCGTTAGATTTTAATTCTTCGACCAACTTTTCGTCAACAGTTACCCAAGAGCCTGCTCTTTTTACAAATCCCCATTTAACTAAAGTATTAAAAACTTCATACTCAACCCAAATGCTTTTGCCATTAGTTCTCCCGTATTTTATTGGATACTTAACTTCCATTCCTGTTGTCTCGTTGGGGGTCTTACGAAAAACTACCTTGCACCAGTGTCCGCTTGCAGCGTCTTCTTTGGTGGCTTTAGGGTCTTTTATTTGCTCCTTACTATACCTTGGTTGAAACTCTAGGATCCAGTCCGAAAAGTGCAATAAGGCGTTTCCTCCCGAGGCATTCGTAAGCTTTGGGTCGGTTTTTTCGTAAGGGTTAATGCTAACCTTGCTTCTTACTTGAGAAATTAAGAAACAGATATGCCCTCTGGTGCTAATCGGTAGGGCCATTCTTTTGAGAAAGTTAGAGCTTAATACCGCGCCTCCTGCGACCTTGTTAGATTCGTTATAAGAACGATCAACATCGCCTCTTGAGACGAGAGCGTCCATTGAGTCAATTATGAAAAAATATTTTTTATCAGTCGGGTTATCGTTTATTAAGTGTTCCATTAGGGTTAAAACACTTTCATAAATGTTAGATTTATAAACGAACCACTTCTCATCAGAAGTGTCTACCCCTGACCTTTCGATCATTTCGGGAGACAATCGCCCTTCCGCTTTGACATAAACGACCATAGAGTTATCGACGTCTTTTTGGAAGTTTCTAGCAAAAGATAAGGCGCAAGAGGTTTTACCCCCCTCTGAAACCCCACTAGCGCGGATGATTGAGGCACGAAGCCCTCCTGACATGTTCATGTCTAGGATCAAGCTACCGCTAGATACAATATAATCCGTCTCTGTCTCAAAGTTGTAGTGGTCCTGCTTGTGCTCTTTGAGGTATTGCTGGATTTGACCCACTGGGTCTAACTGGTCATTCTTTTTTTTCGCTGCCATCTCTTAAAAATTCTAAAAGGGTTTTTGTTTTATTTATCTTCTTGGCTTTGCCGATCTTGCGACTTCCAATAGAATATTTCTTTTCTGCTACTAAGTCAAGTTTAAATTTATTCCACTCGGTCAATACGTATTCTTTTCCTTTTGGGGTAAGAAACCAAAGTAAAGATTCCATTTCGAAGGGTATGTTCATTCTAAACCAAAATCTTTTATTGGGGTATTTGGATAAAAGCTTCTTGGTTGTCCCGAGTTCCCTCATTCGGGAATTTTTATCTTTCCATATTCCGTTTGGGTCTTTTAAAAATTTTTCAATTATCAGCTGATTTATGGTTGGATTTTTTTTGCTACGTCGCATACGTGTCTGGTATTTTTGAAAATTTTATCGAGAGACCCTTTTTCGGGGAATGTTTCGTTTTTTTGGATTTAAATCATGTTTGCTGATCGCGTGAAGCATGTCTAGCATGCTGAGACCTTAAAGCAAATCACGATTTAAAATCGCTAGGTCATTTTCTACCATACTTTCTACCAGTTTGTCAAACGAAATATTGGGTTCCCATCCAAGTTCTTCTCTTATAGGCGTCGAGTCTCCGTGTAAAATATCTACTTCTGCGGGCCTGTAAAATTTTTTATTTATCTCAGCCAAAACATTATTCCCTTGGAAAAGTCTAAATTTTTCCGCCATTCCTTCGCCGCTCCAAAGACCGGGGACGCTTGCTGCTGCGAAAGCTTTGGATACAAAATCTTTAACAGAATGAGTTTCGTTGCTTGATAAAACGTAATCTTTTGGCTCGTCTTGGTTGAGCATCAACCAGATTCCTCTCATGAAATCTTTACTGTCGCTCCAATCTCTTCGAGAGTTCACGTTGCCTAGCTCAAGCGGTTTAAAAGATAAATTATTATCTAATGCGTGTTTTATTTCTGCAACTTTTTTCGTAATTTTTCTAGTTACGAATTCTTCTCCTCTTCTTGTTCCTTCATGGTTAAAAAGAATGGAGTGTACTGCATAGAGATCGTAAGATTCGCGATAAACTTTAACCATGTGGCGAGCCGCAGCTTTTGATGCACCATAAGGGCTTCTTGGCTTAACAGGGTGCTTAATGTCTTGAGGATTGTAGTCTACATCGCCAAACTCTTCAGAAGAGCCAGCGCTATAAAACCTAC